GCGTCTTTGCCGTTTTTGTCCATCTTGCGTCTTGCACGTTGGCGTTCCATACGGTTTGCATGTTCGCCTCTAGCCTGTTGCTGCTTATATTCTTTTTTATAGGGTCTTCGTTTATTCTTGTAGGCCATATCAATGTTTCCCGTTGTGAGGACATTCAATCACTACGCAGTGACGCTTGCACAAACCACTTGGGTTAGCGTTCCAAACATCTTTATCAAATGCGACTTCCATGCGCATGAAATCTTGCATCCACTTGTCCCACAGTTCCGTCTGTTGTCGTTTAGAGTAGGTGTCCTTAATAAGTTCATTAGATACTAAGAACAACAATCCGGCTCGAACGGACGTGACCACAGGGAAATGTTGGAACACTGCCAGAGCCATCAACTCAAGCTGCCCTTTATCTGCGTACCGTGCATTCTTTCCCGTTTTATAATCGACAACCCAAGCTAGATTATCTTCTGCATCAAGGATGATCAGGTCTGCTATACCACGCCACCATACATCGTCATCAAAAAAACTACAGGCTTTTAAATCTCCTGTAAGCCCCATCTTATATTCGCACAATCGCGCACCTTTTTTAGCAAGCAACGCGTCGAGTGCGGGTTTTATATAAGCGTAGGTTTCAGGGATCTCTACCCCGTCCCGTACATAGTGCTCTGCGGCAGCATGTACCTCAGTACCATACCGCATAGCCTCTGTCTCTACTTCTTTGTAATCTTTAGCGACTTTCAGGTGATAAAACTTTTTCGGGCATTGCTCAAAGGCTTTTATCTTACTGAAAGACCAAGGAGCAACATTCATTCGCACTCTCCATACGCTTTCCCAATCCCTGACTCGCAATCAATCGGTAAGCCATCTGCCCAGTCTGGTGTCCAACGCATAGCAGCTTCAATATAAGCACGCGCTTCGTCCGTTTCAGGCGTGGGAACACAACACACAATAGAGTCGTGTACTGTCAACACTACATTGTACCGTTCAGAAATTTTTATCATCTGCTCTGCGATTATGCAACGTGCGATCCCTTGACATACGTTCTCTATTACCTTACCGCCATAGATCCGAGTTCTACCGCGCCGTGTCTTGTATGTATATTCCGGTCTAGGTGGAGGCTCGTTCTCTTCTTTCTCGCTATCGTCCCTAAGATTAGCGTACCGCATCAGCAGTCCAGAGGGTAATCTGATTGCGCTTTCTTCTGGCACAACTTCTAACACTCCCTTTCGCCCTAGCATCGTGGCATCTTTATTATCCAAGCGATCCAACATGTACCCAGCGTCACGCCATAATGTGGTTATTGCGTAGTTCGTATCTCTGTAGACGCTTATGACACGGCGGGCTTCCTCAAGTGTCATATCAAACCCAAAAGATCTTAACTGCTCCTTGAATCGCACTGCACCCATACCGTAGCCAGCACCGAGAATCGTGGTCTTACCAACAAACCGTTGGTCTTTGGTTACTTCGGCTTCGTCTTTGACGGCGTATATAGACATAGCCATCTTCTTATAAACATCATCACCGTTTCTAAATGATTCAGTCAGGTCGTCCTGCCCAGCTAACCATGCTAGTACACGAGCTTCTATCTGCGATGAGTCGCAGTCTACTAACGTGTAACCTTCAGGTGCTAGGATGCTGTTCTTTAGTCTCTTGCCTCGTGGGTCACGGCTCGGCAAGTTCTGTAGATTAATTTTGTCAGACCCTCCCCACCTACCAGTGTGCGCTGCGTAGTACCGCACTGGGACCGGCAACGTGCCCCGCTTTGCTATATCGATAAACCTTTGCGTGCGTGTTTCTTCTAACGTGCTTTTAGTCCCCAGCCTAGCAGTGACTAACG